AGAAAGAAGAACGTGTTGCGGGATGTCGGCAGGATCAACTCCGCGACTTCTTCCCACTGAGACGCGACCGGATTGCGCACGGTCATCATCTGACTGAACTGGTTCATCACGTCGAAAACGATAGCGGCTTGGCGATCACTCTCGGCGCGCGGGAGATTACCCACCATAGATGCCACCCTTTAAAAGCGTAGTCGCGGCGGCGCCCATCAGGGGGTTCGTCGGGTCAGTGCCCCCACCAACCATAGCTGCACTTTTCTTCTTCTTCGCATCATCCAGCGCAGCGGTCATCTGTTCATTGATGAGATCGCCAAGACCGAGATCGGTCGCCGCGGGGCCAAGAGGCAGGTTCTTTTGGCTGACAGGCCCAGGCATGATTATCCCCGAAATAGAATTGCGCAGCCGAGGGGATACCACGGCCGCGCAATAAATGCAAACCCTGCGTAATTTTATTTCCTGGGGAGAGGACAGCCCAGGTTTTTCAGGGTCTTGTTCGTGTTCGATGTCCAACGCCGAAGCGGTTTGAACCCGGCCTTGGCAAGTTTCTGACCGTCATACTTTGGCGAGTACGGGATCGCCACGCATGTCGCCCGGTTATCGGGCAGAGGTGTCCCGTGGGTCGCGCAACCGGCTAGAAGTAGCGCGAGTGCGAGCGGACTTAGCCGCCTTGAGAGTAGAGGTGCGAGCCGCAGCCACTTGTGCTTTACAAAGAGCCTGTTCATTTTTTACTCCGTAGCCGTAGCAGATGACACCTGAGACGCACGCGGCTGCTACGATCAAGCCCGTGTTCTTCCAGAATGGACCCCAAACGAACCACGCGACACCCGCGCCCGCGACAAGTAGCGGGAGCGAAATGTGCAGGATGATCGGGATGTAGGCTGAGATTACGTTCCACATATTACAATCCTTTCAGACATTGTTTTTCTTCGGCAACCCGCCGATTGGTGAGGCCCTTGATGCGATAACTACCCGCATGGTCATATCCCTTTAGACCAGAGCACGCATCCCGCCAACGACCCTCTTTAGCCGCGCGTGCGTATTTGCTTTTGCAAACCGTACCGGCACCGAGATTGTAAGCAGCCGAGAGGCCAAGGACCGCGACACTCAGCGGCACATCGCGCCCAATACACTTCTGGAGCGTGACCGCGTAGCCTTTTTGGAGATGCTTCGGCAGCATATCTTTGCATTCTTGCGGCGTGTACGTTTTCATCTGGACATGATCGGCCGCGGTCTCGCCATAACAGACCGTCCAGACACCCACGATATCGCGGTAGGGTTTGGTGAACAGCCCTTCCCAGGGCATGATGAATGCCGAGCCCGCGCCGATTGCCGCGACACTCGTGTACGCAACGAATTTATTTGCCTTGCTTGCCATTGGAGGCTCCTATTTGTTTTGCACGATGCAACGCGCGACGAATGCGCTAACCACTACACCGAAGATCAGGAACCCGCGCTCGCGAGGAGTGCCGGGGAGATCACCGATGAACAGCGGAAGTATGGCCTCCAGGCCGGAAAGAAATGCAGCGATACCGATCAGCCAAACGCTCCACGCGCGATGGAGATGCTTTACAATGTACTTGCGCCGAAGCGCGTGGAGTTTTAGCATGACGATTACGCCTGAGCGGGGACCGGCAGCACGAGAACATTGTCACCAATGTTATCGACTGGCTGCGCGGGGAGCTGCGGCGCGTGCGGAAGCGTCACGAGCGTGCCGCGCGCCACATGTTTCGCGAAGATCGGAAGCTGTTCCTGCGGGGGAACACCGGGAGTGTTTGCCGGGGTCGCTGGCGTCGAGCGCGCATCGACCACATTGACGACCGGCGCATCTTCGGAATGCGCGAGCTTTTCAATGTCAGCCTCAAGCGCCTTGAGACCTTCTTTTACATGGTTCGCGAAGTTGCGAACGATTTCGGGAAATTTGGACATGGAGTTCTCCTGGTTGGTACCAAGAGTGCCGTATCACTCGAACACGTCGAAGTCAACATCCGTCGCCATGCCATTGCCACGTGAGCGCCGATACTCTGCTCCACCGAGCGGGACTTGGCGTGCAAAGCGCTTCGCCATCACGAAGATGCGCGTGGCGGACATGAGATCGTCCTTCACTTTCACGATCAAGCCATCCTTGCGATGGTAGAAGCGATACTCCTCGAACCACTCCTGAAGCTGCTTTGAAATCTTCAACCGGTTCGTTGTGAAGCGATCCGTCATCTCCTTGATACCAGCTTCAGTCGAATTACCACCTTCCGGCCACATGGCCGCGTCGGGCAGCATCTTCAAGCCTTCATTCTTGTAACCTGTCGCGATCACAGTGCCGGAAAGTTTCTCACGCTGCGCGCCATCCTGCGGCCAAGCAACAGGAACCATCCGGCCGATTGGCTTCATCGCTGCTGCGTGATCGCGTGCGCGACCTTCCGCCATGCGAACCGCGTGATGGATGTGGATCACGTCATTGTCTTTATCCCACAGGCCGAGCACCGCGGCGAATGGATGGCCGATGCCGAAGTCGATAGCCCACATCGCGTACCAAGTCGGCGGGATGTATTCGAGCGGCGGCTCCGAAATGCTTTCCTCCAGCATTTCAAAGATGCGACCCGAGCCGAGCAGTGGGACGCCGCGCGCGCGAGCCTCTCGCTCGTGCGGGAGAAACTTCGCGACCGTGCGCGCTCGCTCCTCGGGAGTGTAGTGAAGTGCATCGTCAATCGTCATGTTGACGATGGCGCGATCTGGCGAGGGCTCGTCCATGAAGCGGATCACGACATCCGACCGGCCCTTGAGCGGAGTGAAGGTCATGTACGCCATGCCCTTGGTCGAGGACATACGTGTGAGACCTTCCGAATAGATACCGATCTCCGGCTCCTCATCGAACCAGATGAAATCTAAAGTTTCACCTTGAAACTTCTGTCGTCCTTGCTCGTAGGATTTGAAGCGGAGGATAGATACCCCGTCAACCACGCCGTTGGTTTTGTGTTGGACTTGAACGGTGTCATAGGCGTCAGTGACACCGCGAGCCAGTGAAGGTTTGTCCACAAAGCTCTCACGCGGGATGTAGCCCGAGCCGAAAGCATTCGCCACACCCGGCTCCCCGCAAAGTTTTTTCTGCTGCACGTCGCGCACGACGAGAGAGGTTTCACCAGCGGCCCACCCTTTGACGGGGCGCGTCCATCGTCTTCCCATCCAATCATCGGGGTATTCTCCAGTGAGGTGATATGAAGTTTCCGCGGCGCCCGCTTCTGTCTTGCCCTGCTGATTGCCCGCCATGAGCAAGCGCTCATCATGCGTGGCGCCGAGATCGAAAAATTGCTGTTGCTTCGGGTAGGGCTGGAAGTAATCCAGCTTGCGAAACTTTTTATTGGCCGCGATGGCCTCAAGCGTGCGGACTAGCTCGCGAGCCTTTTCTTCTTCCGCGCTCATCACACTCTCCGGTACGCGATTGCACCACCGAGCGCTGTCATGGGGAAGACACGTTCGCGAACGCGATTGCCATCATTGCCCGAGCGCACAACCCAGGCTCCGGGACTGCCTCCGACAATTCGGCCAACGTGATGGCGCCACACGACGATGACGCCGATCCCAGGACCGCCAGCATTCGTGCCGACCGAGGCCCAGTTGCGTGCGACGTTTAAACGCGCATCGTGCATTCCGAGTTCGAGTGCGAGAAAACATCCGCACCATGCGTGCGGGCAACCCGCTGGCCTAGAGCCCTGAGAACTTCGGTATGAAGCCGCCCTTCCGAAGAAGCTCCAGCTCGCGGTCGATACATGGTTGGAAAAATTCTTGCGATGATGTGCATACCTGTGGACGTGGTGATGGTGCCTCGTCCGCGCATGGTGACGATGATGGCTCATATGATGCGCCGCCCGGTACGAGTGGTGAGCACGCGCAGCATTGCTTTCGGTAGCGCTCGCAGCCATTAGCGCGAAACTGATCGAACAAGCGACAATGAATGACCGGAATTTCATCGTGTATCTCCCCACTAGTGTTTGGCATCTGATCCTCCAATTCCGTGCTCGACCGCATGAGCCACGGCGGACAGGCTCGACACGAAGATCACCGCGTCCGCATCCTTCTGTCGCACGAATTGCACCGCGTCGTCAATGCTGGTGGTCCACTCGCCGGTTCCCATATAGAGTACGCGGTCGCTGGTGTCTTTCTGTTCGATCACCCAACAAAAATATCCCTCGCTCATTTGTGTATCCTCCCTGCAAGCTCTCGCTCTTTGCGCGTGAGCGATGGCATCGACTTCGTTCGCATCCAGATCACGCCGTCCTTGATCTTGAACTCCGTGTCATGCACCAGCCCGCAGTCGCAGCAGACTTCACGGATGCCGTTCGGATACGCTTCCCATTTCGAGTAGGTCCACTTCCCGTTGACCTTGCGCTCATAAATTTGGCGCGGGTCCGGCTTACGCTTTCGTTTCGACATCGGGCTTCTCCTCGCGAATGATCCGCACACTGGGTCCAAAGAAGGTCTGCGCTTCCGCGAGCTGCGCGGGATCGTCATAGATCGGCGCGGGCAACACCATGATGAGTTCGTTATACGCGCTCTCATAATAGCGCACGAAGGAGCGACCCTTCGCGTCCTGCGCGGTGCTAACGATGGCCACAGATGAAATTCACCGCTCGCGCGATGACCTTTCGATTGTGCGGGATGCCGAGATGGTCGGTGTTGATGCGCTCGCTATGCTGCGAGCCGCGCGGGACGCCATGACCGAAGATGGAGTTGACCTGATACACGCTGTCGGAGCGCGTCACGTTCTTGGTGAGCGGGCCGATCTGCGCATTGGCATCGAGCGACATCACCTGAACCTTGCGGGGTGAGACCGCCGCCGCGAGATCGCGCGCCGCGTTCGCGCCCATCGAGAAGCCGATGAGCTTGTCACCCGTCTTCACTTGGCTCACGAACGCTGGCCAGGAAGTGTGCGCCGCCGTCACCACATGCGCGCCGCAGTGTGCGCGAGCATCGGTCGCGATCTCCTGCACATGATATGCGGTCACGTCACCGAGGCCGGAGAACAGATAGGTGTCGGCATGAGCCTTGTGCAGCGTGTAGCCCACGATCCCGGTAGCAAGCATGAACGCGAACAAGATCGGAGCGAACCAGCAAAAAAACTTTTTCATATCTCATCCTCCATCTGATCGGGGTGCTCGTCGCGCACCGGCTCCATCAGGACTTCCTCATGCACCTCTGTGAACTCGGCGTCAATAGTCTCAGGCTTCGGCGCCGCGACTTCCGACACCCCGGCCGTCCCTAGAAGCTTGGTGACATCCATTCCCAACTCCCCGGCGAGCTGGCGTGCGCGCTCGATCAGCGCTTTGCCGCTCAGGTCGTGGTGCTCGATGATCTGCTTGCTCTCGGTGATCGCATGGAGACCGCCTCGGTTGAGGAGCATCTCGACCGCCTTCAGCTTGTCCTTGTTCTGCGCCATCGGGTCTTCCGCGATCTCGATGAGCACACTGGTCGCCAGGACCGCGTGCGCCCGGATGCGCCGGTCGGCTTCCTCGCGGATTGCCCGGAGGACCCGCTGGTCATGCGCGAGCCGATGCCCCGTCACGGCCAAAGTATCGGCGGTCCCTTGATACCCGGCGAGACCGGCCGCGGCGGCATGATTGTTGCGCCCGGAGGTGAGGAGAACCGTCACGAACTTGCGTTGGCGCGGCGTCAAGGCCAGCATTGCCTCGCCCATTACGCCTTCGTCGGGGGAAACTCGGCTCAATGAAAGTGCGGTATTTGTCATGCTAATACCCTTATCATTCCGGGATCGGCGTTGTCAAGCCCCGATTTTCCAAGAATACGCCTGAATACGAAGCCCGCGCCCTGGTCGTCGTTCGATCCCCCGGAGGAGCCGCGCGCCAGTGAGGTGCTGCGAATGGTACAGAGCGCCAGAAATCCGGGGGTACCCCCACCCCCACCCGGTCTTTTGGTATTATGCTACCTTTCGCGCGCAATTATATTTCGTGATCGTGACCGCGCACGCAAGATAGTTGCGTGAACCATGCGTTATCCACAGGACACGCGCGAAACTATGTTGCGCGCAAGATTGTTGCGCATGTTTGTTGCGCGCCAGCGATACGATGTCGGCGGCTGGCCGGTGTGAGGTTGGCGAGCAAGATTGTTGCGCGCTCGATGCACCGAGGACGCGCAAGATTGTTGCGCACCAATGGAATGGTAAAATGGTAGCGAACGCGATGCCGCGCGAATGCAATTATCACGCTTTCGTGATCGCTGGTATTCCTTAATGATAACAAGGCCAAGCTAAGTTGACTTTCTTTAATTCACACTGTACGTTCGCGCAGCTTTTGCCATTCGGCCCCAAGCATGGGATGCAGGGAAATGGCGTAAAGCTCCAGCGAACTAGTATTCAGTCAAACCTCACTATGAAGGGAAGACGAAAATGAAGTTACATGAGAACGCGCTGATCGGCGCGACACTCCTCGCCCTCTCAGAGCATTTCATTGAGCGCGCCACGTTCACTATGAAAGCCGAAGGCGGTTTTTGGTGGCTGGTGCGGCCGATGAGCGGAGAGTTTGTTCGCTTCACCCCCGGCAATGAGCCGGGAGAATTCCTTTCCGATTATTCCACCAGTCTTGAACATGTTTTGCCGGAAGTTTTTATGCTGGCGGATCACCTCCAAGGTGTTCTCTTTGGTGGCGAATGATCGCGGGCTTCTTCTATCGCGAGCTGATCGCTGCGGCCCTTTGGGCTGCGGCTTTCGCTCTTGTTGTGAAGGCGCTGGCATCGTGAAGGCGCTCGACCCGACACTTAATCAGGCCATCCTCGCCGTGGCGCCGCGCATCATTCGTGCGGCTCCATTGGCGCCGGAGTGCTTCCCCGACCTGATGCGCTACGCCTCGAACCATGCGGGCATGTTGGTATTCGACGGCGCAAGCCATCACTCTATATACGCTGATGCGCGCGTGAACCATGCCTTTCGAGCGTGGCACGATGCGGTCCATGTTCGCGATGCACTCGATTTTTCCCCGGCCGGGGAAGCCGCGACGTTCGAGGGGCAGGTGAAAGACCTAGAGATTATGTTCCCATGCGGTCCTATCAAGCGCTGGCGCGCGATCCTGAGAGCCGAAATCATTGGCCAAGTGGAACACTATTTCGCAACCGGCGTTTTCCCGGATGACCAATTCGCATTCGTTCAATCTTGTCTGACGGCTGAAACCCAGTAAATTCGGCGGGATCATTCCTAGCTGACCCCGCTTTTAATCGCTGTACGGGCTTCCTAGGGGCTTACATTTTTGGAGGTGGACTATGAGCGTGGAGGATTTCTTCTCAATCGACCAAGACGACGACAAGCTGGAGCAAACGCTGGCGATGAGCCATGCCTTGTTCTCGACCGCGCAAGTTCTCGTCGCGCATGAAGGGGCGGAGGGGGATTTGGACACAGCATTCCACAACTTTCGTTTGTGGGTGCGCAGAATTGAAAGGGAGGCGGAACATGATGACTAAGAAGGATTTTGAACTGATCGCGCGAGTGCTGAAGGACGCAAAAGGAATGCTCTACCGGGATCACCATCAAGCTCTGTGCGAAGATTTCGCGAACGCGTTGGTGACCACGAATAGCGGTTTTGCGCGCTTCAAGTTTTTGAAAGGCTGCGGCGCTGAAGCTTGACCTACTGATGCACCTAGTTTAAACGCTAGGTGCATTGGCGGCTCAATCCTCTGGAGGGATCAATGAAGAAAACTTTTTTCGACCGGCATGCGGAAGCGATTAAAAGCGGTCTATACGAGGAGGGCATGATTAACGGTTTTCGCAAAGCCGCTCATGCAGTGGATCGCAGGGCGCACGGCTATTCAGTCGGCCAATCATCGGCCCGTGTGACCACGCAGGAATGCGATGCGCTCATGCGCCTCGTCTCAATCGAGCAACCGCGCGTTTCGCGGAAGCAATGCGAGAAGGGCAGGGACTATCTGCAAAAGCATCGGCGCAAGTTGGGGGATCGGGAGCGCGCGATCCTCGACAACCTCTCGCATTTCACGCTCATCGACTATCACGATGCTGGCGAGTGCGGGCTGGCATTTTATGTTCCGATCTACCGCGCCTATTCCAAAGATGGCTCATCGTTTGCTTATTATGCCACGGCATGGCAAAGCGGTGGCGGGTTTGAAATAGTTGATTGATCTACCGGAGCGCTTCATTCGTGGAGCGTTCTAGCGGCTCAATCCTGAGACCGATGGAGGCAGAGATGGATGCAAGAGAATTTACCGAGCGCTGTGCGGATATTAAAGAGTACATCCGCAAGGCCGGGAACGTACACGATGCGCAAGCGGCCAAAGCGCTACGGGCTATTGATGCAATTGTTGCTCGCGGCTTTCAACCGAACGCCGCTGAAACCCGCGCCTTCCATTCGGCGCGTTGTGAGGCGCGCAAGGCGGTGAATAATACGCCGTTTAGCGATACTCCTGCGGCTATCATCGTGCCGGACGAGGAAGCCGAGGGGCATCACGATGCTGAACTCGCGCACGTCGAGACTGCGAGCGCCGCGCTTCACGCTTAAACCCTATAGGAGACATTGGGGCTTGACGGCTTCAATGTCTCTCGATAGTGTTTAAACATTCTGGAGGATCACACAATGGACGATGTAAAAAATGAAAGCCCCTCGCTTCTGCGCCATCGCTGGCTAGAGCTGCGCTGCATGACCTGCGCAC